CACCATATGCTGTCACTGATTCAATATTTGGATATAATGCAGGCAAAATTGCTTCATAATCAGATGCTGTTACTGCCCTATACTGAGTTGAATACATTCTTGGGGCATAATATCTTATAGATTCAATTGATTGAATATTATCCCCATTTTCAGACTGAGTGCCAAGTATTACCCCAACATTAGTAGATACATTTACTGAGGTATTTGATACTAAAGTACCTGAAAAAACAAAATCAGATGCTCCATTGCCATCACGACCATTTGTGGTGATGTATGTTGCTTCTATTTGATTATTAGTTTGTAATTTTTTACCAAATATTCCATCACCAAAGAATAGTTCATATCTTTCATCTGATATTTCTTGGATGAGGAAAATGGTTGAATTTGAATCAATATTTAGGATGTTATCTACTGCAACATATTCTCTTGATGTTGTTGATTCTGGGGTATCCTTTACAGATACCCTGATTGTAGATGTATCAATATATGAGTTTGGTAAAATATATTTTTGATTTGGTTGTGAGTTATCTACTGTAAATGTTTTTGTAAGAAGAGTTCCTTCATATATTTTTATATTTTCAAACAATGCTTCTCCCTGAGAAACTGGAATTGTAATATCTTCTGGTATTGAAAAAATGTAACTAGTATTATCTAAATTTCCAGTACAGACTATTCCTTTCTTTAATGTAACAGTTTTATATGTAGAATTTAATCCTGTTACTGAAAATGTAATACTAGATGTTGCTGCTCTTCTTGATAGTGGAACATACCCTACATTCCTTGCAAGAGATGTTACATTCTCTCTGAGGGTAGCACTATCAATGAAGGACTCATTCACCACCATATTGGTGTTAAATGCAGTCAGATAAGTGTTATAGGCAAGTACATCAATTAAGATAGAGAAGTTTGAACCTTCAAAATCAAAGTCACTGAAGGTTGAGTTTGCTCTTAGGTAATCTTTAATTGATGCTCTAATCTGATCAAAGTCTAGATTAGTGAACTGTGTAAATGCCATTAGTATCTGGTTGGTTGTAATATGAAGTTTACTGCCTGCTGTGGTACACTTAGACCAACAATATCATAAACAATACTCACATCCATAGCATTATCTTCTGGAAAAAGTGAGACATCAACATTTCTCAATCTCACTCTTGGTTCAAAGTTATTAATTACAGTTCTAATTTCATCTCTAATTGGTTCTTCAAGTCCAATATCAGCAAGTTCAAAGAAATAATTTTCAACCTTGGAACCTAAAAGGGGATTAAAGAACCTCTCACCAATCCTAGTTCTCACTAGATTGATGACTGACCTTTTAATGGCATCCTCGTTTCTCAGTGAAATAACATCATTAGTAACAGGATTCCTTTTAAAGGACAGACTGATATCTTTAAATCCCCTTGAGACAGATTCTAAAGGCACTTTGTGAGTCTATATTTACTTTTATTTATTGGGGTTTTCCATAAATTGGTTCAGTCCCATACTCCCAATCATCATAGTCCTCATCATTTCTAATTTTTTCATGCATTTCTGCCTGTTCTTTTAAATGATGATCAATGATAGTGTCTTCGTGGGCAATTTCTCTTAGTATTTTTTGTGGTTGATCATAATCAGTCACCAATTTTGTGGTTCCCCACATGTTGTACATGTAATTTGAGTCTCTATCTACAGGTAAGTTGGACATAATTTGCTAATTCTAGTGTGAATTAGAACTTTTTAAGGGGTTCCTATCCCTTAATCAATGTAAAAACCTTTCCTTAAGTAATCTCCATCCTCAACATATCTATAATTCTCCACGTCCCTATGAGTTTCTTCATTCCAAATAGGAATTGCAAAGGAATTTCCATACCTAAAGTCTGGATTTTGTCTAAAATGAACCTCAATTAACTTTCCATCTATGAATTCACAGTTAATCCATTCATAATTTCCTTTTAAATTGTTCAAAATAGATGGAAATTCTACTTCTCTATCTACTTTTTCCCATTTTAACCACTTGTAGAGTGGATCTGATGGATGCCTATGACCTTTTACTACTAGTTTAGTCTCTTTATTGTAAAAGTCAACACTAAGATGCTCACCAGTAAAGACCTTACACCAAAATTCTGATGGATGGAAGTGATCAGTAGTATCTTTAATCCACTCTATCCTTGCATGTCTGCCCATTCCAAGCAGGTTAAACATAGGTCTAACCACATAGTACCCTGGACGTGAAACAGGCACCCCTGTAGGTCCACAGAGATGCCCGCTTTTAGTTGCAAGTATTAATTTATTATAGACCCAGAGATCATCCTCATGGATAATTGCCCACTCATCTTTTGAGTCCAGACAATACATAAGGTGATCTCTGCTACATTATTTATTTACCCTGACCACGATATTTCTTCTTAGCAGAATTACGAGAAGTTGCAGAATATTTTGTATTCTTGCTACTACCTTGACGAGTCGTCTTGGGTTTAGACTCAATAATAACTTTGTTAGTCAGTGAAGGACGCTTTGCCATAATTAATTCTCCTCTTTAATAATTTCAACTTTAAGATCTGCTGGATCAGGTTTCCCTACCTGAAAGTACGACTCAGATAGATCATCCATAATACTGAACATCTGATCTTCCGTCAACTCATCAGGTAGAGGTTTATCCCTGTGCTTCTGTAAGGGAGTACCTTTATACAGAATACGATACTTAGACATCAGATTACCCTTGTTTTCTCATGTCCAACTCTAATTGCTGGATGACACCAAATATCAAAACCACACTTGCGCTTAGCATCAAGGCAGAATGATACATCTTCTCCACACATGTCCTGAACCTCACCAGAATCAAAGACTTGCATCTGAGGTGCAAACCAAGGATACTTCATCTCAGGATGCTCAAAGACTCCATTCTTGATCAGTACCCAACCAAATCCAGTATAGTCAACTGTAAATGGTTTCTTTCTATTAACAATGGTATCAACCATCTCATGATTCATGACGCCTCCATTATTCTTGAAGTCGTCCTCATCCAACCAATGTGCAACTGAGGTAGTTCTACCATCCTCTGTAGCATACCATCCACAGGCAATATCTTTGTCCATATCAAAGATTGCCCAGAAGGCATTAGTATTGAATACAATATCGCTATCAATCCATAGTTGATAATCATATTGTAGTTTGCCCTGCCAGGGAACCTGATCAGGACCTGCAAGAACATTTGCACCAAGACACTTGCACCTTGCAAAGTTCACCATGGAACTATAGTCTTGTGAGATCTGAATACTTGCACCTGACTGTACTAGATCAAAGCACAGTTGTACAAAGTTCTTCAAAAATGTATATGATACTCCTCTACCAGGCAAACAGAAAACAATTGTCTTTCCCCTAATTCTTTCTTTACAACGCTCAATGTCAAAAAGGGGTTGCTGCTCTGGTTCTTTTGCTTTTACTGTAAATCCTTTAGCCATAAGATTAGTTCAATTTTGTGATGACGTACGTATCACTTCATATGATACTACCTTATTTATCCCCTGTCAATGAAAGAGATAAGGCGCTACAATAACTTTATTCCCTGGACCAAGGACTCTTGATTTCTATAGTATCTAATCCTTCTACCTCTGATGGGGTGACAATAATTTCTGGGTTTGTAAAAGGATTCCCTTCATCCTTCTCCCATTGCTTCACAATCTCCTGAGCTTGCTGATCTACTGATTGCATCTCTGCTTCAATCTTAGAGGCAATCCACTTTTCTTTCAACCATGCAATGATTACCAGAGCAATGTGATTGATGGGAATCTTTTGATTATTTGCCCACCTCTCTGCTTTCTGATACCACATCTCCTCACCACCCCACTGATGTTCAAATAGTTTCTTCATGATCAATAATCTCAAATTCTTCTACTTGAAAATCAGTGGAAAACCCTGCACTAATCATCTGGGATACACCTGTGAGACATTTCTGACATTCTGACAGAGTACCCTCACAAAACACCCTGTCCCTTGCAATCAACTTGTAGACCATTTTTACCCTGGAAAATTTTTTTCTTATAATGGGACCCAAGTATATTTAATCCCTCCCACAGGCAAATACCAATATAACTGAACTCATCCAAGGGGATTGTCTCTGTGCCATACACATCATTATACAAAACCCTCACAGGGGATTTTTTTCCCCAGAAAATTTTTTTTAGCACTTGAAATAATTCTCTTGTTTTCAAAGTTTTGTAGGTTAGGGGAGTCTTGTTTTTTCGCATTACCCCACAAAAGGTAACACAATAACACAAAATACCTGCTAATTCACTATAACATACTCACTGCATTTTGTCAAGTGCCTTATACACTGAGACCCACACATCTCATCACTGTTTTATACTGAGTTTTCCACAGGTTTGTTATACTTTTTCCACAAGTTTTCCACAGTTTTCTTATAGTTTTCCACAGGCAAATTACACTGTGATTTGTATAACTGTAGATGGGCACTGTGTTCTCACTGTTTTATACTGAGACCCTGTGGAAAACTTATACTGTCAAGGGGCAATGTGCCAGTTCTGAGTGTGTCTGGGGGTGCTTGACTTTTCTGAGGGTTTGTGATACAATGTGGGCCAAGATCACTAGACTATGAGACATTTACAGGCATTTCACTGATATAACACAATTAACACACTTTTTCCACAGATTTAACACAAACTGTGGAAAACTCATGTATATTTTTTTATACATTTATTTGATTTCCCTAACATTGTGCGGAATGAACATTTATGGGTTAAATGTCACTGAGCACATGCCTATAATCAATGGATTTAATACACCAACCAGACATACATGAGACCTCATCTACTAGATCATCTTCATCATCAGCAGTGATAATTTGACCTATGTATTCCTCCTGCAATTCTTGTTGAACTAGATCTACATGTTCAGGAGGAATATCATCACCATCATTGGAAAGATCAAACTCAATTTGTGTAATTTGGAATTGCATTTTATCCTTGACAATTATACTCTTGGAGTGCATGAAGTTTATCATAAAGGGACATAATGTTGCATCCTAGCATTTCACTAATCTCATCCCAATCATCATGGAATTCGATTAAACTTAGGAGTGCAGTAATTTCAGAATTGTTTAGCATTTCCTTGAATCTTGTTAATAGCAGTGGTGATAGATGTGGTCAACAAAATACAAACATCATTCTCACAGATAGCATACACAGGTTGCTTAGTGTTGATGTCAAAAGTGTACTTAATGGTCATTTGTTGTTGTTAGTTAAGGTGATCAGTTTTCTTCTTTGTGCATATCAATCATCATCTCATTGATCTCATCTTGGTTGATCAATTCATCATCCCAATATACATGATCAGTTGTGGTGAACTTATCAACATTGTGCATGTTTCTGATGAACTTTTCATAGGGAGTTTCATTGTCAGAAACATACTCTACACATGCAACTGCAGTGTTATACAAGAACTGATTATTTTGCATCCACAGACTAACATTCCAGGTCTCATAATTTTCCCAACCATTATAGGTTTGAGTGGTGGTTTGTGTGGTTTGATTTTTCATACATGTATGATAGCACATAAAACCAGGAAAGTCAATAGGGGTTGTGCCAGTTTGTTGGACTGGCACATTGCTATACTTAGTGATCAAAAATCAAAGTCATCATCATAATCATTCTCCATGATGTAGGCATCAGAAACCATGGGAACTTGATCCTCTTGAGTATCAACAACTGCATCAAGTACAGTGAGAAGTTGGTTGCCATCTTGTGCCTTGGAGAGCATAACCATGGCAGCAGTTTTAGGCAGGTTCAGAGTAGCAGTCATGAGTGAAATTAAAGGGTGAAAAGTGTTAAGAAAAAGAGGTGAATCAGTAGTTTTTGTTGAAGACAAAACCATCAACAAAGGAGAAGTCATAGCGAAGATTGGTCTCCCAAGTTGCAGTCCAATCAATTACAACAGGCAGATCTTGCAGGTTGCTGGTATAGCAATCTCCAACAAATTGCTCTGCAAATTGTTCCTCACTGTCATACTGTCCATAATAGGCATCAGTGAAATGTGCAATGCACTCAATACCAAACTCATCTACAAAAGCATCAACTGCCTCATAAGAATAGTCTTCGCCAGATTGCACATATTCCTCATAATACTCAAGGAAAGCATCATTTCCATAGGTCTGAATGAACTCAATCATATCACCCTCATAGAAGTTTTCTTCCTTAAGTTCATCAATTTTTGCCTGCACATCATCAGAGATGGTGATAACAATGTTGCTGGTCATTTGAGTGGTTTGGTTGTTTTCTTGATTTTCCATGCTGTAAGCATAGCATGGATTGGGGCAAAAATCAAGGGGGCTTGTGCCACTTCCTTGACTGTCACAATTTCTCTTTATCCTAGCATCAAATCTTCAGTAGAATACATTACATCGTCCTTGATCAGTTTGAGATTGCTCTCAGTGAAACTTTGCCAGTTCCATTCATACTCACCCACAAACAGTTCATCGCACCAAAAGTGGAAACACATTTCATTATACTCTTGGAGGATGTTCAGTGCTTGAGTGAACCCATCAATCAATTCTTCTGTAGTCATCATCACAAATAGGTTTGCAGAAACTTTACATCATCAAGGACAGACTTTAGGGCAGATCTTGCATACCCAGAAGCATAAGGATAACCTTTGTTGCTATCACCTATTGCCATCTCTGATTCATAGATTGCCTTCTCAATGTCCCTGACAATCTTATTCAATCTTTCATCAATCATCATTTGAGTGTTAGTATCAACCATCAACATGCACCTGCCATAGGATTACCCAGTTGCGGAAGATTGCTGTTATCTTTGGTCACAATGTAACCATGTCCAGCATAGTCACGGAGTTGCATTTTCTTCTCAAAGTTGTTAATGAACTTCTTGGAGATTGTCTCAATTCCTTGCCATTCTAGCACCTTAAGTGTCCACTTCTCAGACACATTACCATAAGGAACTTTGACAGGATAAAATGACACAATCATGGTGCCATCTTTAGATTGAAGAGTGGGGAAGTCAGTCATTTGTTTTTCCATACATGTATGGTAGCACAGAATCAGGACTTTCGCAAGCGCTTTTGTGCCACTTTCACAACTGGCACATCAGTATCAAGATTTGCAGTAATTTGTGCAACAATCTTGTTAATGAAGGCAAGAACAGTTAGACTTATCTTCTTGACCTTTTCTTTGCCATCATTTTCATTGAAACTCCGCACCATAAATGATACAATGCCCACAATGATTGCGGAGATGGTAGCAACATTCAGAACCAGAGTTTTGTAGAAGTTTTGGTAGTATTCTTGCATTGGTCTATTTCAATTAGTTTGTTGTTCATTGTTATCAACATCAGCATGATGGTTCTTGATAACATGAAATGATTGATGATTGGATCACTGATCACCATAATCTGCCCAGAAAGCATCATTATGTGATGGACGAATACAATCTACACCATGGTCACGAATTACAGCAGCATTGTAAGGAGAATCATCAACCCAGAATTGAATATCCCAGAACCTGCAAATGTCCATGAGTTGTTGACCCTTACACTGTGAACCAGTAGAGTTAGATTCTGCGTTCATCATGTAGAGTGCATCAAACTCTGGCAGATGTTGTTGCAACCAGTATGCAGTTCCTTCTGCATAAGTATCAGGTCTGGCAGTAGCAACAACTAGATCAAAACCCTTAGATTTGCAGTGCTTGGCAACATCAACAACAGCATCAATAGCAGGGAATTGATCACACTCATCAAACCCAGATTGTGAACCATGGTGACACAAAGTAGCATCAAGATCAAATACAACGCACTTAGGATTTTCAACGTTGTAGATAACTTTGGAAAAGGAATTGGTTTTTTGCATGAGTGTATTATAGGGCATTTTCAGGGATTTGTCAAGTGTTTTGTGACACTAGTACAAGTGGCACATGCTAACACTAATTGGACTCAATTTGTTCTAGTTGTGCATTAAGTTGCTGTGCATGAGTTTGTACAATGTTGAGACCAACATTCAGAATGTTAGCAACACCACTGAAACCAACAGTAGCAACAATCAAACCAGCAAAGAAAGTTTTCATAATCAAACAGAAGGGGTAACAGAAATCTCTTTAATGTTTAGTCCACAGAGTTGATTGTAGACACGATTGAGTATCAATTTATCAGCAGTTTTTGCCTTGCTTTTCTCATGCCAGATGGTCACACATCCATCATAAGTTTCAACTCTGACTCTGTAGTTTTTCATAATCAGGCAGGGAGAATACAGAAAGAACCACAGAAACCACGAACCCACTGAAGGGTATCATAATGACTGCGAGGTTTAGACATTACCATGCTCTTGTTAGTTTCAGGATTGAGAGCAATAGCAACATATTTGTGGTCACATTCTTGCCATTCAGGTGTAATTTGCTGAATGAACATTTGATTTACTTTGCCTTCCTTCCAGTTGTTGACATAGTGGAAGACTTGAGTGGTTTCTTGACTTTTCATACATGTATGATACCACAGATTTGGGCATTTGCGAAAATATACCGACCACTTCTACAACTGGCACATGGTATCATTTATCTGCCACACATTTGTGGTAAAAGCTAGTGACAAGACTTGAACTTGCGACCTGAGCTTTACAAAAGCCCTGC